CCCAGAACGGTAGCGCCGCCGGAGTCACGGACACGCTGCGCGTGATCGCCCGTGACCCGGGCGAGTTCATCGCCGACTACGGCGTGGTGATCGAGCCCCCGACCTCGGGCGACGCGGACCGCTTCAACCTGCGCGTGACCCGGAGCGGGGTCACCCAGGAGACCTGGCCCAACCTGTCCATGGACGCGCTCGACGACCGCTACGTGGAGGCCTTCGTCGAGGCCAACTCGCGCTACATCGACATCGACGACCTGCTCAGCCTCGCGGTGTCCCCGGCCAACCTCCCGGCCCTCGGCACCTACACGTCGTGGGTCAATCAGGACGACGGACTGACGGGACTCGTGGACGCCGACTTCACCGGAACCGACGCGGGCGGCACGGGCCTCTACGCGTTCGACCTCGTCGACAACATGTCGCTCTTGGTCGTCCCGGGTCGCGCGACCAACGCGGTCCACAACGCCATGATCCAGTATTGCGAGGTCCACCGCGTCGGCGCGTGCTTCGCGATCCTCGACCCCCCGGAGGGGTTGGACGAGCAGGGCATCGCGACCTACGTCAAGACGACGGCGTCGCTCAAGGGCCTCAGCGAGTTCGGCGCGATCTACTGGAGCCGGGTCAAGGTGCTCAACCCGAGCACCGCGGTCTTCGGTCCGGCAGACCAGCTCGTCGTCCCGCCCTCGGGTCACATCATGGGCATGTATGCCCGGACGGACGCGAGCCAGATCGGCGGCGTCTACCAGTCCCCCGCGGGGGTCGGGGTCGGGCGCCTCTTCGGCGTGCTCGGCTTCGAGACCGACGACGTGCTGGACGAGCGCAAGCGCGACGTCGTCTACCCCGAGCTGATCAACCCGATCACGACGTTCCCCAACGCTCCCCGCCACGTCGACGGCGGGCGGACGCTCAAGAGCAACGGGAACTTCCCGAACGTCGCCGAGCGCCGCGGGGTGATCTTCATCGAGCAGAGCCTCAAGCAGGGCCTCCTCTTCGCCAAGCACCGGAACAACGACCGGCGCCTGCGCATGGAGGTCAAGCGGACGATCGAGGCGTTCCTGTTGATCCAGTTCAACGCGGGCGCCTTCCGCGGGGACACCCCGGCCGAGTCGTTCTACGTCGACGTCAGCAACGCGCTGAACCCGATCGAGGAAATCTTCGCCGGTCGCCTCAACGTCCGGGTCGGGCTCGCGACGCAGAAGCCCGCCGAGTTCATCATCCTGCGTTTCACCCAGGACACCCGCGCCCTCGAGGAGCGGCTCGCTGACCAGCTTGGCAACTAGCCCCCGAGGCAAGGAGTAGGACTATGGCCGCGATTCAAGGCGTCAACCGGCGCTACTACAAGAAGTTCAAGTTCCTCGTCGAAATCGACGGCGTGGTCTTCGCGGGGTTCCAGACCTGCGGGGAGATCGCCATCGAGGTGGCGAAGATCGAGCACCACGAGGGCGGTTCGCTCATCCCGAACAAGTCGCCTGGGCGGGTCTCTGTCCCGGACGTCGAACTCACCCGCGGGGCCACCGACGACCTCGACTTCTACCAGTGGTGCCAGGAGACGGTTGCCCAGGGCGCCGTCCTGGTCGACGACGAGGAGAAGCGGAACCTCGAAATCGTGCAGCAGGACCGGGCGGGCAACGAGCTGCGCCGCTGGAAGCTGTTCGGTGCCTTCATCGTCAAGTGGAAGGCGGGCGACTGGGACAACAACGCAGACGAGAACACGATGGAGTCGATCACCATCACCTACGACTACCCGACCCTCGGCGGCGACGCGGCCACGGCCTAGCCACCAACCGCGGGAACCGACTTGCGGTACCGCAAACCCTAAGCAAGAATCCCCGGCACAGGAGCAAACACCATGGGCCTCACCGAAGTCAGCAGCGACACCCTCAAGGGCTCGTTGCTTCACCAGATCATCGGCGACCTCCGCGAGAAGGAGACCGCCATCGCGTTCCTCCCCACCGCCTACAACCCGGCTGCCGGGTTGCTCGAGCAGGAGGTCACCCTGGAGGTCCAGGACGGGGACGCCGACCTGGTCCGCGTGTCCGGTCAGAAGACCGCCGACAAGGACGCAATTCGGGAGGTCCAGGTGGACATCGCGAGCGGCACCGCGGCGGGCAAGCAGCTCTGCCAGGGCAATCAGGTCGGCGCCGTCGACGCGTCGATCACGGTTCGGATCGAGGACGGCATCGGCAAGTTCTTCGTGAAGGCCTCCGGGACGGGCGACGTCGACCTCGCGCTGACCGACCTCGGCACCGGCCTGACCGTCACGAGCACGGCCACCGTCACGTTCAGCTAAGGCTGAGCCGAGCCAGGACGGGGTCCTCGCCCTCCCCGTCCTGGCTTGCGGTACCGCAAGGTGCCAACTGGGCGACACCAATTAGAGTCAAGACACGTTAGAGAAACCGAAACCGAAAAGGAGGACGCCATGAGCGTTCGCGTCGAGTGCCCCAGTGGCCTGATCGTCAACCTCCGCCGCTTCAAGCTCGCCGACAAGGACTTGATGGCGAGCAAGAGGACTCACCGCCTCGGGGCCACCACGGTCCTCCTCCGGGAGTTGACCGAATCCATCGAGGAACCGGGCCCATACGGGCTGTCCGAAGACGGCAACCTGGACTGGGACGACGTCCTCCAGGGAGACCGCACCGCGGCCCTGCTCACCAACCGGATCGAGACCTGGGGCGACGAGATGATCGCCAAGCGCAAGTGCCAGTCCCCGTCGTGCAACGAGCGGATCGTGATGGAGTATTCGCTCCAGGACCTCGAGATTCGCAAGCTGCCCAAGACGTCCCTGCCCCACGTCAGCGACCCAGACCGCACCCCCTTGAAGACCACCCTGCCGAGCGGCGCCGTCGTGTCCTTCCGGCTGATCCGCGGCGGGGACGAGAAGAAGCTCAAGAAGCTGAAGAAGAACAACCGCGACAACCTCGCGACCGCCTTCATGCACTACCGCGTCGTCGAGGTCGCGGGGGTCGAGAAGTCGAAGCTCAGGGCGTGGCTCGCCAACATGGACGGCCGGGACGACGTGTTCCTCGAGCACGCCATGGACGAGGCCGGGTGCGGCGTCGACACCGAGGTCGTCTTCGAGTGCCCCGACTGTGACTACGAGTGGGAGGAGGACGTCGAGCTGGGTGAGGATTTTTTGTTCCCCGCGTATCGAGGGAGGAGTTCGACCAAGAAGTGATCGCGCTCCTGTCCGTCCTCCCGGACCGTGCCCACTACCAACTGGGGGGATATCAGGACCTCCTCTCGCTCCCCGTATCGCTGTGTGACAAGATGCTGGAACAGCTCGGCGAGTGGCGGGCCCAAGAGGACGCGGCGTTTTCCAAGATGAAGGGCTAGGTAGTCGACATGGCGCTCAACAGCTTCGGCCTCGGAATCGTCTTCACCGCGTCGGACCTCGCGTCCAACGTGATCCGCGGCCTGAGCAAGAGCTTCATGGGGCTCGACAACACGGCCAACAAGGCCCTCGACAGCATCGCCAAGAAGGTCGGCGTCAGCACCGACGCCATGACGAAGGGCCTCAAGGGCATGGCGGGTGGCCTGGCCGTTGCGGCCACGGGGTTCCTGGGACTCAAGGGTGCCTTCGCGGTCACGGACCTCGCGGCCAAGTTCGAGTTCAAGATGGCCGGGATCCAGGCCATCTCTGGAGCCACGGGCAAGGAACTGAAGCTGCTCGAGAAGGCGGCGATCGACGCCGGTATCGCGACGCAGTTCAGTCCGCTCGAGGCGGCAGAGGGCCTCCAGATCCTCGCCCAGGCAGGCTTCAAGACGAAGCAGTCGATCGAGACCCTGCTCCCGGTGCTCGACCTCGCAGCGGCGTCCCTCGACCAGCTAGGACTCGAGGAGTCTGGCGGCGTCACGATCGCGGCCATGAAGGTCTTCCCCGAAGCCGCGGCCGACGCGACCCTGGCCGTGGACAACCTGGTCCGCTCGACGTCGCGCAGCTCGCTCCAGTTCCGCGAACTCCCCCTTGCCCTGGGCATCGCGGCCCGCGGAGCCAAGATTTTCCAGGCCTCGATGGAAGACACCCTGATCGCGCTCGGAGAGGTCCGAAACGTGATCCCCACCGTGGAGCGCGGCGCCACCTCGGTCGCGACCGCCATGGAACTCCTGGCGACGCCCAAGGTGCAGAAGCAGCTCAAGGACCTCGGGGTCGAGGTGAAGACGCTCGACGGCAAGAACTTCCGCCCCTTCCT